ACCGTTTATCTCATAAAAAATCGCTGTCATACACTCCAGCCTCCTGTATTTGCGTTTGCGTCTGTTACTGCTTCAACAACAAATTGCCTTATCTGGTCATCACCTATGTAGATACTAAAGCTTGGTGAGATGTTGCTTTGCGGCTGAGAAATTGGCTGTGCAGATACAGAAGAACTGCTGACGTAATTCTGTGATGGAAAAGATGAAGGTGCTGCAAGGCTGTTGTAGATGTCGGAAGTGTTAAAGCCGGAAAGAAGTGAGGAAGCCAGATCGTCAGAAGCACTAAAGACGCTTTGTGAGCCTGTTTCAAGACCAACCGCAACGCCTTCAGCAGCATACTTTCCCGATTCTGCCATTACTCTTGATGGGCTGTGAATGTCAAGAGTTGTGTTAAATACAGAGGAAACAAGGTTTGCTACATCACCAACAATTTGAGATATTTCCACTTTTTTGCCATTCAAGCCTACAATAAAACCGTCACCAACTCTTTGTCCGGCTTTTATGTACTCTTGTTCAGCAAGATCTGCAAATCGCTTTGCTTCTGCAAGCATATCTTCACTTACAGCAGTACCGTCTTTAGCTGCAAGAGCTTTAAGCTCGGAGTAGTATTGTGCAGCAGTGTCTTTCTGATTCTTAAGCACCTCAATAGGTGCATTTGAAGAATCTATAAATCCGTTATTTATTTCTTCTATGATTTTGTTAGCATCTTCGTAGTTGCCTTGCTCAGCCATAGCAACTAATGCCGAATACTGGTCTATCATAGAATTCTGTTCTGCCTGTGTTGTTTGAGCAATAGTTAGACTTTCACGCAGCTTTTTCTCTCTTTCAAGAGAATCTGATATAGCATTCTGCATCTCGGTAAGGTGGGTGTAGTAGTCCCATCCGGCATGAGATTCAGCGCCGCTTTGATGCAATCTATATCCCTCTGAGAATTCTCTTTGAGCAGCTTCTCTTCGACCCCGTTCAGCTTCTATGTCATATATAACATCTTGCACATCTTTAGCTCTATCCTTACGGCTCTTAAGTGCAGCTTCATAATCGTCCTTGTATGCATCAATATAGCTCAACACAGTATTTTTCCGAATTATTTCATCAAGCGATTTTGATATAGCATCATAGCTGCCAAGAACTTCATCGTTTTTGGTTATCAAGCCATCCGAAACACCAAGGCATGAGCCCGTAAGAGAATTTATTTCATCAATGATGTCTGTAACTTTTTCTTCGGTTCCTTCTTTGATAGTTCCATCGGAGTTGACAAGTTCCAAAAGGCTTTTGCTAAGAGCTTTTACACGATCGTCAGACGCTTCTGCAGAGGACTTGCTTGATTTATACATATCGTCCCAAGCCTCAGCGGTTTCGTCAAGTGCTTCTTTCTGTCGTTCCTGTTCTTCTGTAAGATTACGTGCCTTTTCACGCATTTCTTCCATTTCTGCAATTCTTTTTTCGGACATATCATTCATCGCAGTACTAAGTCCAGCTATTGCACCTACTGCGGCAAGCACCCATCCCAAAGGATTAGAGGCAGATAGTGCCATAAATGCAGTTTTAATGCTTTTTACTGTAGAAATAGTTGTTTTTCCAAACGATACTATCTTGTTAGCTGCAAAAACTGCGGCTAATGCAGTCCCTACAGGTTTTGCAATGGCTACTATCTCATCAAGATGATTTGTTATCCACTCAACGCCATCTTGTACTTTGGGTATAGCGTCTTTAAGCATAGGCTTAAACATATCGTATAGTGACAGCTTAAGTTCTTCTACCATAGAACTTAGAGTTTTCATCTCTCCTGCTGCATTATCTGTCATGGTTTCAGCCATAGTTTCACAAGCACCATCACAATCATATATTGCAGATTTCAGGCTGTTGAAGTCAGTGTCAGAAGCATTAACTATCGCAAGTAGTCCTGACATGCCTTCTGACCCTGCAAGGATAGATGCATAGCTTGCCTTAGACGCTTCGTCAAGTCCTGAGAAAGACCTCCGCATATCACCGAGAAGAGTATCAAGGCTTTTCATGTTTCCCTCTGAATCCGTGATGGAAATTCCCAGCTCGTCCATCGCAGCCGCTTGCTTGTCTGTAGGTTCTGTCAGATTTGAAAGCATCGCACGCAGGGAAGTACCAGCCTGAGAAGCTTTAATTCCACTATTAGCCATAAGACCTACAGCTACAGCAACATCTTCTGCACTATATCCCAAAGCACCTGCAACAGGAGCAACGTACTTGAAAGTTTCGCCCATCATGGAAACATTTGTATTACTTTTTGATGAGGCAGTTGCAAGAATATCTGCAAAGTGAGCCGAATCTTCCGCTTGCATACCGAAAGCCGTAAGTGCATCGGTCACAATATCAGATGTTGTGCCAAGGTCTTCACCGGCAGCTGCCGCAAGATTCAGCACGCCGGGCAAACCGCTTGTCATTTGCTCAGCAGACCAGCCTGCCATTGCCATATAGTTAAGAGCGTCGGCACACTCGGAGCTTGAAAAAACTGTGCTTGCGCCATATTCTCTTGCGAGCTTTGTCAGGCTTTCAAGCTGCTGACTGGTAGCATCCGATGTAGCTTGTACTTTTGACATAGAAGCTTCAAAATCCATGCCAGTTTTAGTAACATCGGCAATAGCTGCACTTGCCGCAGCAGTGCCTGCGATTTTTTTCAAAGCACCGTCTATGCCTCCCGTGTCTACTTTTGTATCAAAAATCAGACTTCCGTCTGCCATATAACTACTTCACCTCCGTTACATAAATGCCGCACCTATTTGTTCGGCTGTCATGACCGGACACGGAATCGCAATAGCTCTTTGAGCAGCCCTGATTTGTTTTCTGCGATCCTTATCCTTTATTTCTCCTGTTTTCGTTTGCCTTAGAGACATTCTTTGTTTAATAGGCGTATCATCAGGAAGAGCCATAAAAAGTGCAAAGAATTTATACCAGTGCATATCAGTATTTTCAATAAGATCTATATCATAAACGTTTTTAAAAGCACCTATAACAAAAGGAGCGTCATACAGCCATGAAAGACAAGGCTTTTTAGTGCCGTTTTCTTCCGGTGATTCCGGATTTTGCTTTCCTGCCCTTGGGATGCCCCTACAAGCTGCAAAATCATACAAAGAGCAAAGTGCCGCTGACTTATTCGGCGGCACTTCATCTTTAAACATCTTCATAGCGAGAATCATTTTCAATTCATCTGCTATATCACGATTTTCAATAAGCTCAAAGAAACTTATCCAGCTTTGAAAATCAGTAAATACAGCATAATTTTTGCCGTCTACCAAAACAGCAGACGGCAGTTTATCAGTCAGAAGATTCATTCACATCACCTTTTAAGATGTCTTTGTAATGGTGATTGAATATGTTGATACCGCACCGCTCTTATTAAGTGTGATAACAACAGAGTTCATGCCGTCATTCAGTGTGATATTACTAAGATTTGCGACAGATACGCCATTAAGCATATATGAAAGCGTTGTATTGCTGCCTGCTGTTGCTCTGATGGTGACATTTGCAGATTTTGAATTCATCTGATAGTAGAAAGTACTTGGATTGAATGAGGATGGTTCTGTAAAGTTAGCACCTGTAACCTCAAGTGAGCTAAGAAGCGGTATGTCTGTATCCAGCCCTGCATAGCAGGTCTGCCAGTCCGATGAAATAGATGATACCTGAATCTTTTCAAGTTCACCACGAGCCTTGAAAGCGCCTGAATAGGTCATACAGTCAGTAGTGTCTCCGTCTGAATCCGGTACGACAGCATACTGTCTTCTGTATGCATCTGCATAAAATTTACCGTTGCCCTCTGTTACCGTAGTCATATCTACCGTAACAATTTCACGTACAGCGTCTTGACCACAAAGCTCATTTTCTGTAATGCTAATAATATCATCAAGTACGGCATTTCCCTTGTATCTGTCAAATGCATAAGATTTGGACGCATTGTAGCCTGTCACGTCTGTACGCTTGAAATCCTCGTCAACATACTGACGTTCATATTCAGTCGCATTCTTGCTTGTAGTTATTTCAGTAAAGCCCTCCATTCTGGTAAATGTGTGGCTTACGCTTGCACCAACGCCGTAAAAAGATATTTTACCGGTGCGTTTAACAAGATCTGCTTTTTTAAGATTCTTACCCATAAAATAAACCTCCTACATTTATTCCTGTGTATAGCGATAATCCTGCTTATACACAAAATTCATTGTGATTTGATAACGTGCTGTACTGTCGCCAGTGTCAAATGGGTATCCGCCGGACAGTACTTCGATATATTGTGGTATGCGGTATTCGTCAAGCTCTGGAAGGTTTTCTTCTTCTGACTGCTTTTCAACCCAAGCAGCTAATTTTTCATAAAAGCCTGAATTTGCGATATTTTGAAGCGTATCTGCACCGTAGCTTTCTCTTGAAGCAAAAACAAAAGGAAATTGCCTTAGGCTGCTCCCTGATGTGTATTTCTTCAAAATCGGGTTCACGGGCTGATCAGCATCAATGGTGTACTCGATGTCATCAGCGCCAAGATAGTCGATATTCAACAGCCCCTTACTGAGCAAAGGACAATCTAAAAACCATGTGCGCAAGCTTTCGATTATCGTCATGGGTTACCTCCTTTCAGCATTCTTTGTGCGGCTTCAAGAATAGCCTGCCCTTGCTCTGTTTTCATACGCATAAACCACTTTCTTCCACGAGTGACCGACACTCGTCCGACATAGTACTGATACCTTGCATACGGTGCAGTATATCTGACTTGACCGCTGCCGAGCTTTGTACCGGTAATACCTGATTTTTTTAGATTTCCAAGCTTAAACGGTACAAGTGGATCACAGCGTCTTAAGACTTCGCTATCAACAAAACGCTGAGTTTTTCTAAGCTTAGCGTCAATTGCTGATTTTTTAGGCATTACTGCTGTCTTGAAATTTATCATACCGCTGTTACCTCTATATGCTGCACCGATTCAGAGCCATACAGAAAACGCTCCACGCTCATGATAGTATGAGCTTTCTTCTGATTAGCATCTTTTCCGTAAGCGATAAGATCACCTTTCTGTGGTAGTGGATCGGGCAAATAAGCTTTAGGTATTATGATAAAAACGCTGTTTTTCTGCTTTGCTCCATGGTCTCCACTCTGATTGCTGATATTGATCTGACCTATGCCTTCTTCCCAGTAAACGGCAGATACATTTACTGCATTCCAAGTAGGCAGAAGTGTCTTTGTGTCAACACCCTTACGGAAAAGGGTGCAGCTTGCATTTGTAAACATAAATCTCACACCCCTCTGTACATAAGCCCGGTACGTCCTAAATATCTTAGAGCCGTGTTATACTGATAAGTATTAAAGCTGCCGCCTGTAAGTGTACTTAAACTGTCAAGGGGATTTCTGAAAGTAACGCTGTACTTACTGATACTCTCAGACTGCTTTGCGCCGCCTGACACTGCTGCATCAGGCTGCATTTTAGCATCATAGTAAAAAAAGTTTTCAGCTAAGGCGCAGCAGCATTTCTTTACAAGCCGCTGTACATCGCCATAAACAGCGGTACAATTTTCATCTTGAAGTCGCCCAAAAGTTATAGCATTCATATACTCAGACGCACGCTTTGCACATGGCACAAACTGCTCTTTTGATGTAAAAAGAGTACCTACATAAAGCAAGCGGTACTCTTTATATGTTGCATATGGCACTATGCATCACTCCTTTGATTTTTCATCGGGCTTTTGCGACTTATCAGATTTTGTATTTGGGTTTTTATGCGGTTTCATTCCGATTGTTTTCATGAAAAATCTCCTTTCTTATGTTTCTGCATAAGAGCAGTAAATGCCTTGTACACCGTTATCCAATATATCTGCCAGACCGTATGCACGATAGAAGAATTTCCATGCGTCCATTGTCTGATTTTCAGCAGGGGAGATGACCTTGGAAACAATATGCTTTGTTACCTGAATTACAGCCGGCTTGTGAATGATCATGTAGTTGATGTTCTTTCCGTCTGCGGATTTTCTGTAACCGCCGATTTCCTCACCTGATGTTTTTCCGTCAAGC